AATGCTGGACTCGACCGAGGAAGTCGCAGAGGAAGCGCCGACCGAAGCCGAACCTGCTGAAGAAGTTGTAGAAGCAGAACCCGAAAGCGAAAGTGCAGAACTTCCCGGTACCATTGAGGAACTGGCGACCACGTTGGACTTGTCGAAAGACGACTTGACCAGCTTGACCGTCAACGTCACTCAGAATGGTAAGCCGGTGCAAGTCAAACTGTCAGACGCTATCGACGGCCACCTGCGCTTGACTGATTACAAGCAGAAAACCAGCGCACTTGCTGACGAAAAGCGGTCCTTTTCGGAGGAGCGTGATTCGTTTTCAAATGAGCGGCAGGCACAGGTCAACGCCCTAGCGGAGATGTTCCAACATTTCCGCAATGGGTTCCTTGGTGCCCCTCCTGACAAGGCCATGCTTAACGAAAACGATCTCGATAGGTATGACCCTTCAAGGTATATGGCTCAGAAAGAGCAGTGGGAAACCAGGGCGCGTAAGTTTACCGCCGACCAAAGATCGATCCTCCAGATGCAACAGATGGGGCAGCAAGAGTCCGACGCTCAAGTAGAGCAACGGGTTGCTGCTGAGTATGTGAAGTTGGTGGACCGGCAACCCTCATGGGGGAACAAAGCGAAGTTCCTTGAGGTCCAGAAGGATGTCAATGACGCCATGCACAGAGCAGGGTTCAATGACGAAGAGATGGGTCAACTCCGGGATCACCGGATGTTTGAGGTTGCATGGAAGGCGGCTGAGTACGACAGGATTCATGAAGGGGCGGAGGCAAAGAAGGTATCAAAACGGATACCCAAGTTCTCTAAGCCTGGAAAGATGCCTGCACCTCGGAGCGCGAATCAAGTGTCCAAGTCTGCCACGGTGGCACAATTGCGTAAGACGGGTTCATTGGACGATGCTGCGGCAGCGTTCACTGCATCCATCAATCGCAGTAAATAATGAGGATGACATGACACTCGCAACAAATGCGTTTACGACCTACCTCGCGGTAGGCAACCGGGAGGACTTGACGGAGATCATTACGTTGGTCAGCCCAGAGGAGACACCGTTTTTCACGATGCTTCCTCGCGTTAAGGCCAGTGGAACCCTCCACGAATGGCAGACCCAAGCCCTTGAAGCAGCCGCCGCGAATGCGGTTCTTGAAGGTGACGACGCCACGACTGATGCAGCGACCGCCTCGGTTCGGCGTGGGAACTACTGCCAAATCTCGGACAAGGTTCCTCGGGTTACAGGCACACAAGAGGCCGTCGTTTCTGCCGGTCGTGACAGTGAAATGGGCTATCAGATGTCTCTGAAGTCCGCTGAACTGAAGCGTGACGTTGAAACCGACATGACCTCCAACGTGGCTCGCGTGGCCGGTAACGGCACCACTGCTCGTAAATCTGCGGGTCTTGGTGCTTGGATCGCAACCAACGACAGCTTCGGCGGTGGTTCAGGTGCTTCTCCGACCGGCGACGGTACGAACGCTCGCACTGACGGCACACAGCGTGCCTTCACGGAATCGCTCTTGCAGACTGTTTTGCAGAGCATCTACACCGAGGGCGGCGATCCTGACTGCATCATGGCAGGTGCATTCAACCGGCGTACATTCTCGTCCTTCACGGGCGGGGCCAACAAAGACCATGAGGTCAAAGACAAGACCTTGTTCGCCGTCGTGGACATTTACTGGTCAGATTGGGGAATGCTTAAAATCATCCCGAATCGTTTCCAGCGTGCCCGTGATGTGTGGGTTTTGGAGAAGGATCGTTGGGCGATGGCTATCTTGCGCCCGTTCCATTCGGTTCCTCTTGCGAAGGATGGCGATTCAGAGCGTCGGCAGATCATCGTCGAATACGCCTTGGAAAGTCGCGCAGAACAGCATAACGGTCTGATCGCTGATCTGAACACGGCATAGGTCTGAAAGGAGGACTGAACATGAAAACGCCTCTCAAGACCTTAACGACTTGGCTTGGGGTGTTGGTGTTGGCTGCGGTCGGCACATCTGCTCTGGCTCAATTCACCCGTCAATCGCTTATGGATGGCACGTTTGTCATCCGCAACGAGGCAACTCAGGTCGATATTCTGCACTTTGAAGCAGATAACGATGTTTGGTTGTTGGACGGGCAAGCAAATGCTGGCGGCAAGCTGATGAAGCTGAATCGCTGGTGCGGCACGGGGGCATTGCTTGATGTCTCTGCTATTGGCGGTTCTTGGTACTTGGCATCTCCTGTCACGGGCACGATTGCTTATGTGGAGACTGTCCTTGGCGGTGCCATTTCTAGTGCTGACGCTGAAGTCTCTGTTGCTGTTGGTGGAGCGTTGCTTTCGACGTTCACTATCGCCAACTCTGGCGCGGCGGCTGGCACCATTGACCTTGCAGCGTATAGCTCGGGCGATGGCGGGACCGTCAATCGTAGTACACTTATTACCATCGGTTCGGATGGCAAGTCGTCCACTTCGGCACGGCTTGAAATTACCATCTGCATTGATGTAGAGTAGTAAGATTCATGGTGTGACCCTGAGGGCCAGGGTGGCGTTTGCTGCTCTGGCCCTCTTCCTTTCCATCGCCTACGTTCCCTTTTTTGCGGGGGACATCGCCAAGTGGTTGGTGCTGTCCGTTGCGATTGGGTTTCTGGCCTTCGTTCCCATCAAGTACGACCGGATAGACGGTGCCGCCCTAGCCTTCGTGGCTTGGGCTTGGTTATCGTTAATGTGGTCGCCTGACCCCCGCTGGGGTGCGGTTCATGGGTTAGAAATAACCACACTAGCCGCGCTGTTCATTGGGCTCAGGCGCGTTGAGATACCGCCTTGGGTGTTCCCGTTGGGGGCTCTTGGTGTCTTGGGGATGCTCACCGTTGCTATGTACGGGTCATTCCAGAATGAGAATTTCACTACCGAATATTTACTGATCGCGCTGCCATTCCTCCTTGTGAAGAGGCTGTATTGGCCGGTCGCGGCAGTTGTGGCTATCTATCTGATCTGGTTCAACGACAGCATCCTTGAGTTAATTGCTCTAGCGGGCGTGGCTGTGTGGCTCATATGGCGGTGGAACCGCTACGCGGCGGTCGCCATAGGGGGCATCGGGGTCATAGGGGTGCTGGCCTACTACACCGGGGACAATCTCTGGTTCCGAGTGGCGATGTGGGCTGACACCCTGGTTATGTGGGCTGACGCGCCGTTCTTCGGCCACGGGCTAGGCTCTTTCAACTACCTTTATCCTGATTACATGATGGCTTCTGACGTAGGGGCTGACCAGTTCTTTAATTCCCAAATGTGGGCTGTTGCGGCTCACAATGAATACGTTCAGCTTTTGGCAGAGCTTGGCGTTGTGGGCTTCGGTCTTGCCGGTGCCTTCATCTGGCTTGTACATGGGTACAGTTCTAAGCGGAGCGGTATACAAACAGCCGCCTTAGCATCCTTGGTCATTGCAGCATCCCTAGCCTTCATCGAGTTTCCGCTTCAGAACGCAGGCACAGGTGCCTTGGTCGCTGTTGGCTTTGCCATACTGACCCGACAGAGCATTCCCGGTCGGGGCATAAGTGTCCCCTTGGCTGTGGTAAGCCTTACCGGGGTTGTGGCAGCAGGGTTCATGGCCCTGAATAACTGGCACTACGAACGTGCTGATAATCTTGCCATGGTGAATCCACAGGACGCTTTGGTAGAGATAACCCACGCTTACAACGTGTTCCCTGCCGACATCCGCACTAGAATGATGGTGTTCCGGTACTTGGTGCATTTGCAGGAGACTGTGCCCGCTGCGATCAACCGTGATCTGGCAGACGGACTGTATGAGATTTCGCGGTCTGCCATCCCTGGCTATCCGCAGTTACTTATCGACCGTATCGACTATCTGGCAAGAGTCCAGAGGTGCGAGGAAGAATGCGGGGAGATAATGAATTGGCTCCTCCGTAACGCCTACAACGTGGGTGAAGTTCAACGACTGAAACAAGGATTAAATCTATGAGTTCAATGTCAGCACTGCGTCCACTTACGCTAAAGCCCGGCGGCGGCACCGGGGTAGCAACATCTACCTCTGCTGTGGACACGGCAATTCCAGACGATGCATCGGGCGCACAAGCCCGTACAGTCCTAATTACGGTATCTGAGGATACTTGGGTTCTGCCTATCTCAGCAGGCGGCAGTGTCGTCGCAGTTGGAACGGGGATCATCGTCACGCCCGAGAGCGGCGGCATTGTTTTGAATGTCAGTGGCTACGGCGATGCTGCTGAAATCAGTCATCTTCGTGTGTCATCCGTTGGCCGCATTAACATCTGTCCCCTGGAGATGTAATGAGGCTTGTTAACGACAACGGGGTCATCCGCACCTCTGTTGAGCAGGACGGCGACACTGTTGTTATCCACTCTCAGCAGGACATTGAGCCTGTGTTGGCGCGGAACAAACTGTTGCGTGAGGACTCCACCATGAGTGACGGTGGAACAATGCACCACATTGGGTCCATTCCTTGGAATGTTATTACCCTGTGGAATAGCATGGACGGGATTGACTTCATGCAGATGGACTCGAAGGCGCAGGAGAAGTACCTGCTTGGCAAGCTGAATGACCCTGATTGGGCCTATTTGAAGACCACTGAGGGGACTGTCTAATGGCAGCGATTACCAACTACTCAACGCTTCAGACGGAGATTGAAGCCAACTTGCACCGTTCTGACATCAGTTCTGCCACGATTCAGGGGTTTATCGACCTTGCTGAGACGCGGTTGCGTGAAGACTTGATGGTCCGAGAGATGGAAACCGCAGTTGATGTGACCATTAGTGCCCAGACCGCATCTCTGCCCACAGGATACGTTGGGATTAGGCGGTTCTACTTGAACACTTCCCCTACCCTTTTGCTGACCTATCTAACGCCGGATGTGTTCTGGTCAACATATGCGTCCTCGCAAGTGTCCCGCCCCATTGCCTTCACGATTGAGGGTGAGAACTTCGTCTTCGGGCCGACCCCTGATGCGACGTATACGGGCAAGGCGCTGATTTACTCCCTCATAGCCTTGGCGACGACCGACCCGTCAGCGTTGCTGACATCGAACCCCAATCTGTATCTGTACGCCGGAACGCTTGAAGCAGCGATCTTCTTGGACAACGACAGGCTCGCAGAGAAGTACGGCCTCTTGTACCGTGAGGCTTTGAAGTCGAAGAAGAAGAGCAGTAGAGCGGACAGAACGGGCAGTCAGGCCCTCCGTGCGCGCCCCATCTCAGGGGTTAGATAATGGTAACAATTCCTTTTGGCGAGTTCACCCCGGACCTCCCTGACTTTGCTAATCCTGGGTCAACGATTGCCAGCGGGGTCCAGCCGTTCTTCACCTCGTACAAGCCTCAACCGAACTTAGGGACGGCTATGTCGACGGCCTTAACGGGGCGCGCACAAGGTGCCTTCTCAGTGACCGATACGGTGGAGGGGGCCTCGCAGACCTTCGTTGCAGACGCTACTAAACTTTACATAGTCCGCGACGGAAGTGTCACCGACGTTTCTAAGTCGGGCGGATATACGGTATCGGTGGATGAAAGCGTTGAGTTCGTCGCCTTCAACAACAAGTGCGTTGCGGCGAGCATTGAGAACCCCCTTCAGGTCTACCCGTTGAATAATTCGGTTACACTGTTTGCCGACTTGGCGACATCCACACTGCGGCCTAAGGCCCGCCATATCGGTGTAGTTAATCAGTTTATAGTTTTGGGGAATGTGGACGAGGGTGGCACGAAGTACCCCAACCGCTTGCGGTGGTCTGCCCTCAACGACGAATTGGATTACGACCAATCAGCAGCCACACAGTCTGACTTTCAGGACTTAGAGGGCGATATTGGCCGCATTCAGAGGGTGGTGGGCGGCGGCGAGTATGGCGTTATCTTCTCTCAGAATGCCATTCACCGCATAGAATATATTGGCTCTCCTGAGATATTCCAGGTTACATGGGTAGAGCAGAACAGAGGCACGATTGCGCCGGGGTCGGTAGTGCCGTGGGGTCGCTTGACGTACTTCCTGTCGGATGACGGGTTCTTTGTCTTTGACGGCAGTGTTACGCGCCCGATAAGCCACGGGAAGGTAAGTAAGTGGCTATTCGACAACCTTAGTTCGGCTGATTTCTTCTACCGGATAACGGGGGCCGTGGACGCTAAGAACTCTCTGATTTACTGGACGGTCATCACCACCAACGCTACGGGGGCCTTCCCTAACTGCGACCGTATTGTTCTGTACCATTGGCCCTCTGGCCGGTGGGCATATTCTGACATCACGACAGAGATGGTGTTCACGGGTCTTGAGAGCCTGTCCCTGGAAGACTTGGACGGCTTTAGCACAAGTATCGACACTCTAACCCTCAGCCTCGACTCCCAGGCATTCCTTGGCGGGAAGTCCCGCATCACTGCTTTTGACGGGTCAAGCACTATGAAGGCGTTTGACGGGGCAAATATCGCTGCAACGCTAGAAACAGGCGAGGTTCAGCTAGTGCCCGGACGTAGGGCGGTATGTAATGGGTTCACGCCGTTAGTAGATGGTGGGACTTTGACGGGTGCTGTGGGAAGTGTCGAGAGATTGAACAACGCGCTTACATTCGATAGCGCGAACGCTCAGGAAACCACGGGGCACATCCCTGCCTTGAATTCAGGTCGGTTCCACAAGTTCCGCACTTCCATCGCTGCTTCTGGAACATGGACTCATGCTCAAGGGGTTATTCCTGATGCGGTCGATGGCGGAGTGTTTTAGGTGTTCTTGGGGGACAACCCTCGTCCTCTCGGGGCTTCCAAGTAATGGCACGGGTATCTTCGTACAAAACGCCGCCTATCCGGCACAAAGACCCCGTAGAGTGGCTAAGACAGACTGTTCAAGCGGTGCGCCGGATCATGGAAGGCAAGATCAACGCGACAGGTACGGTGACACTGACCGCATCATCGGCTACTTCGACGCTCACAGATGCCCTAATCGGCAACGACACAGTAATTGTGTTCATGCCCAAGACTGCGAACGCTGCTGCTGAGATGGACAGTCTTTACGTTTCTGCGAGGACTACCGGCTCCTCTACGCTGACACATGCGAACAATGGTCAAACCGACCGCACTTTCGACTACATAGCGATAGGATAGAACAATGCCCTCCTTAATGTTCGACCCGGAAACCTGGCGGAATGCTGCTCCTATCGGGGGCGGTGCGTATCAAGGCGGCGGCGGTGGCTTAGGTCCTGGGTTCTTCCCTGCGCCTGCGCCTACTGTTCCGCAAGCGCCGTACATGACGCAACCGGGCGGCGGGCAACCTCCGTTCATTCCCCGGAACGGCCAGCCACCCCCTCAGATGGACGGTAGGTTCAATCCTCGTTACCCCCAGCCCTTCCCGGTTGGACCTCCTCCGGGTGGGTACGCTCAACCGGGAGAGGGTAACTGGGGAAATCCCCGGTACATGGACCCTAGGGTTGACGCCCAACTTGCGTGGGACGCATTCGTGGCTGACGAAGAGGCCAATCAGCGTGAGTATGACGAAGCGCAAGGGGTTCCCTCGCTCGAAAGTTTACAGGGCAATTATGCTCGGGGGTTGAAGCTCAACGAACTTATGGGGAAAATTCCCAACATCAACCCATTCATGGGTGGGGCAATGAGCGGAATACTCGATATGGGGCAGGCTCATGCTGCGAGAGAGTACGCAAAGGGGCTTCAGAGACAGTTTGAGCAGGATTATCTTAATGAGGCCATGACTGACGAGGGCCAAGATCGCATTGAGGATTTCCTTCAGTCGCAATTGGAACCTGTTGGCTGTAAGCCGAGGGGAGACGTGCGCGCTGAAGAAGCATCGGGGAGCAGGGGTATAACGCCTGAGGTGCAGCTTCCTCCTGCTCGTGTGCCCCCCCTATTGGCCGGTGGGACTAACATTAATCCTCCATCCTCGGTCCAAGACCCATCACAGTGGACTAACATCCCTGGCCTCCCTCCTGCGCAAGCGACTGTACGGCAAATGGCTCAAGATTACGGCGGGCAGTTTGAAAGTCCCGCTATGGCTGCGCGTCGAGAAGAATTCCAGAGGGCAGCGGAAGAGATTGCTGACCAGGAAGAGTATGACCGTATGCGAGAAGAGGAAGAGGCTCGTATTCAAGAAGCTTTGGAGGAACTCGCAAGGTCTAGCGATTACGCCACACAGGGGACGGTAGCGGACTATTTCTAAGGTTCTCTCAGGCGTTCCTGCGGACTCAATCCAGAAGTATTGGCTTGTCGTAGAGAAGTTTGTTGCTTCTGCCCTCAAATACAGTAATGGGCGTTATCGCCTAGTTGATGTCTTCGCTGCCCTCATTAAGCAGGACATGCAGTTGTGGGTGGCCGGTAACGAGGACGGGTCGGTTAAAGTCTGCGCCATCACAGAGGTCATTGATTACCCAAGCATGAGGGTTGCCAACTTCTTCTTGGTGGCAGGGGAAGAGCGTGAGGGGTGGTTGCACCATCTTGAATCTGTGGAAGAATGGGCGCGAGAAAAGGGTTGTGTTAAATTGGAACTCCGTGGCCGTAAGGGCTGGGAGAAAGTTTTGAAAGATTGGAATATGTCTCAAATCATACTTGAGAAGGATTTATTATGAGCGGTGGCAGCAGCGGCTCGCAGACCTCAACGACGAAGCAGGAACCGTGGGGTCCCCAACAGGGGTACCTTCAACGGGGCTTCCAAGAGGCTCAGAGGCAGTTCAACACGGGCGGTCCTTCTATGTATGGAGGTGCTTTGGTGGCTCCATTTGCGCCCGAAACCCAACAAGCAATGGGTATGCAGGCAGCAAGGGCACAGCAAGGTTCGCCCTTAACTCAGACAGCAAAGGACTACACTGGAAGAACCATTGGCGGTGAGTACCTCGACAACCAGAACCCTTGGCTTGGCAGGATGTATGACACTGCCGCACAGCGGGTGACGGACCAATTCAATCAAGAGGTTGTACCTGGGCTACAGAGCCGGTTTGCCCGTGCAGGGCGCACGGGTTCGGGTGCAGAGACAAGCATGGCTGACAGAGCGACAGGTCGCCTTACAGATAGTCTTTCGAGCATGGCTGCACAGATTTACGGTCCTGCCTACGAGGCGGAAAGAGGCCGTCAGGAGGCCGCTATTGGTCGCGCACCGGGTCTTGCTGCTACTGACTATGGCGACATTGCTGCTCTAGGTCGGGTTGGCGCTCAGAGAGAAGCAATGGGCCAGCGTCAGATCGCAGAGGCGGCACAACGGCACGACTTTGAGCAGAACCGCGCCTTACGGAACCTACAGAGATTCCAGGCCGCGACGGGCGGCTCGTATGGCGGTCAGGAAACACAGTCTCAGCCTATCTACAACAACCCACTGGGCAGTGCAGCGAGCGGTGCGATGCTCGGTTATGGCATGGGCCTCGGTTGGCCCGGTGCCTTGCTTGGCGCAGGCGCAGGGTACTTTGGGAGCTAGATGATGGCATCTTTCACAAGCCTTCTTGGAAACCTTGGACGGAGAATGAACACCTCACTGTCCAACATGGACCCCATGATGCTGTCGATTGCCTCTCAGTTAATGGCTAACTCTGCCCCTTCCACACGGCGCAGAAGCCTTATGGAAGGCATGGGACCGGCCATTCTTCAGGGTCAGCAAATGCAGCAAGCGGCGGCAGAGCGTGCGAGGCAGGAAGAGGAGCGTCGGAAGCAGGCGAGCATCAGCGCCCGGATGGGCGCTTTGTTCCGCGACGATCTGACAGGGAAGGCGGAGGCCGAACTGTTCAACCTGACAAAACCCCTGAGGTCGCAACTGCCACCCGGCGGAATGGCTGCGACAGGCCCAAGGTCGGGTTACGTTTCTACGCCTGCAACACACAAGCCCGTTCCTGTTGATTTTAACCGGCAGGCAGCAAGTCTGCTTGCCGAGGGCGGTGATTACAAGACTGCTCTGAGCCTTATGGCTCCTCAGACAGACCTGACTGAGCGTGAAAGGTTGGCCTTGGCCGGTGGATTGGTGCGCGGAACCCCTGAGTTCAGGGACTTTGTTCTAAACCAAGACACTCCTGAAACC